GTGCAAACAGTGAAAAGTGGGAATGACAAATGATCGGCATACTTGCCTCCTTGTTCCTCATGATCCATGATTTCAATCAATCAATACCTGATACAGCGCAGGTTCCCGCCAGGGAACTCCTAATAAGTCGCTCACACAACGTAACCAGTTGTGCAGACGTTAAGTACTTCGGGCATTATATATCATGATCAAAATCCTACATATTCCTTCACTCCAGTTCCTCCTCAGTCGCAAGCGACTGGGTGCAGAAAGCACCACTATTCGGACCAGAGTGTCGGTGTGAATAATCTGACAGGTTCAAAAATAATCAAATTCCATCGAACTTCAGGTTTTCCGACTCCTAATGAGTCTTCATTTTCCTTTCATTCTACGGGTTGACGAGATTCAATCCCTATCAGGTTACCCCTAAATCAGCAAATCTTTCGAAATTACCGATGAAGAGTTTCACATACATAGTTGGACCACTTGTTACAAGTGGGATGAAAGCTTTGTTTACGCAGGTCGCATCTGCAGCTGAACTTATTTTGCTATTATTGGAAAAAGCATCTTCGATTCCTCAAACTCATAGATCTCCTCACTTGAGAGACATTCATAGGCACTTCCGTCCTTGAACACCTTCTCGAGGTTTCTAGCTTGTTTGCTTAATCTCCAATGTAACCTTTCGTTGAACTTTAGTGCATCATCGACTTCTATTGCTTTCTTTAGACTAGCAACTTGTCGGGTATAGAGTAGTTTATACACAGCGTACGAGTAGGCAGTATCATCAAATTCTTTCAATGAATGCCCTTCAATCAACCTAGTTCCCTCTGGAATCTTTGGAAGATTGTATTCTCTCTGTACAAATCTATGCATTTGCCACTCAGCTTGAGTCGACAGCTTCGCTGGCTCAATGCCTTTATGCAACATAATTGAAACTTTCTGTCTGTCTAACCAACTGATCTCATCAGCAGTATCCATAGGTAAACCCAATCCACCAAGGTGTTGTGGTACAAACCAACTAAGATTAGTCGATTTTAACAACTCGATGTTATTCTTAATAAAAATCTTCTTGAGATCCAACCAAAGTTCTGGCGGACACTCTTTCTTGACTTCATGTAAGTGGGGTCCAATCAATGAAAGTTTTTCATATCGTTCAACCTTTTCAAGTTTAATTCTTTTTTCTTCCATTTTATTACGTTTCCCTTTAGACTTTAAAGGACTCGACCTCTCAACTCGGCTATCTAAAAGGAGCCCAAAATTAATTTTGGGTGCTCTCTTCCAAACGCCGTCCACCAAATAAAACAGTGTGGTATTTAAAGTTACACAGTCTTCACTGTGCCAGGTCTTGCCAATACTTGAGGACAATCCGAACATAGTTCCGAGTCGTTCCCAAATATCTTTATCATCTAAAGGAAACAAACAATCATCTCCGTTAACGAGCACAGGGCAATCATTCAAACTAAACATAACATTATAGCCTGAATCCATTTCCATTGACATTCTACATAAAGCAAAATTTGCAATACACAGAAATGGAAATGAGATCACCGATCCCATTAACTGACCCTCTTCTTGAGGCATCTTCTGATCGTCGTAATCAAATATGTGTTCTGTCAAGAGTCTCTTCATGAGCTCAAACATCTTATCTTGATATTCGTCTCCGAAATCCCAGCATTCTTCCTTAAGACATGCCAGAATCTCTTCAGAGACCCATGAGTGCAAATTATCCGTCGAGGCTTTATAGTCACCTGACAGCCACTTCCGACCAATTGTCGAATTCTTTTCCAAGAACTCAATAAAGTGCTCATCTGAGATGGGCTCACCAATCAGCCGAAAAGGCTCGAATTCGCGCAATTTCTTGAACATATATTTTTGTACTGGTTTAAGAACATAACTTGTAAGTGGGGGACCTTTCGATATCGTCCTGCACTTTAAAGGTTCTTTTAATCCTATTGTTGTTACCAGAGGTTCTTCCTCAATGGCTCTATCAACACACTCAAGATACATGAGAGCATGTCGACAATCGACTTCTTGCTTGTTAATAAGATGAAAATCGTCAAATTGATCATTCGGACCAATTCTTGTCTCCACCCTAATCTGAGCTTCATCGAAAGCTTCTTTCCCAAGACCAAGATCGTCAATAACCTGCATTACACAGGGTACCGAACCCATCTTTGATCGACTATTAATATAGTTAGCAGAAGTGCTAGGAAAAAATACTTCGAACATTGTATCACACGGAAAATTTTCTGTAAAAATCTCACGTACAGTTCGTCTTAACTCCTGTTTGATTGTCTCAACCGTAGCAGTATACTTCTTCGAAGTATCAAAGCCAGGGAGCTCTATCGCGCATTCGTCACTAAGAACTTTACGGAAATTATCCAGTTTCTCCATATTCGGCATAACCACAATCTCTTCATCTTCAACCTTTCCAGGTTTAGACGTCAAATGCGTCACAGTGCCTTTTACAGAAGCTTTTATGAATTCGTTAGATACGGTCGGGAACGACCCTTTCAACCTAAGTGATAGTGATACCACGTTCAGTCGAAAAGATCTACCACCAGTCTTCATTTTCTTTTCGAGTTCGTTCATGAACGGACCCCCAAGTAAGGTATTCTCATTGTTAAAGAATGCATCTCTCTTGGATTTAAAAATCGGTTTCTTGACCTTATCTTGATTTCCAACCAAATATGCTTGAAACGAGGCTATCTTCCATTTAATGAAAGCTATCCAAGAATCAGTGCCATTGATCTTCAGGAATTCGAATAACAGATTCACCGTCTTGTACATCACATTTCTCAAATTAAAGAGAAATAAGCAACGGTCATGACAATGACTAACATCGATTA